GTCCAGGACAAGCTGGAGGGGGGTGGGCGGAGGAATAGCTATCTGGTGTGGGGAACGACCGAGGGGGACTACCGTGACGTGCGGCGCAACCCCTATCCTCAAGGGGCGGAGCGCGGAACGATCTACCACGCCTTCGATGCCTTCTTCGACGCGCTCCGCTCCAGCCCCGACATGGTCAAGGCTTTTGTAGACTGGATGAGCACCATCTTTTAGGAGGACGACATGAAGAAATCCACCGGAAAGAAGCTCGTCCTTCTTGCGAAGGCGAATCGCGTGAAGCACCCGGGGAGCCGCGGTGGCAAGGGGTACTACAACTCCAAGGGGGAGTGGGTGTACGGGGAGCGCGGCAGCAGCCAGGGGGCGCGACATCCAAAGTGGATGACGCCTAGCGAAACCCAAGAGGCTGTATTCCGTGACGGATGGAAGCCCGAGGTGGTTTTGCGCGATTCATACAGCGCGTTCGGATTTGTGACCTCCGCAGATGGATCTCGCAAGTGGGCTGCGGTATTTCCATCCTATGCCATTAACGGTGACGGTGATCGTGTGAAGTCTGGTGCCCATTATGTCTTACCAGCAACGCACGGACCTTCGTGGCCTTTGTCTGGCGGCGGGGCTGTGAAAGTGGTGTCCGAGAAAGGAGAGCTTAGGTGGGTGGCTGAAGATGGAGATGGCAAGGTGGAGTAGATCGCCGGATAAAACATGAACGCCCACACCCAAACCCGCACCAAGCTCCTCTCCCGCCTCGCCAAGGTCGAGGGCGAGTACGCGGTCGCTCGTGACCAGGAGCGGCAGATCACCACCCACGCGGATCAGATGAGCCGCGGGCTGCGCGCGATCGACCGTGAGATGCGGCCGAAGCTCACCCCCAAGGATCTACCTGAATATCTCGATCGCATGGCGCAGCGGCGCCGCCTCGACCACCTCTACGCGGAGACCTCCCATGGCTAAACCTGTGCGCCCCCTCAGCGGCCCCCTCCCTATGCCCCAAGAGCCCGAGTTTGCGCTCATGGTGGAGCAGCGATTCACCAACCTGGAAGGCCAGGTGGCGATGCTCTCCCTGTCGATGATCGCGGCACAGCGGTGCCTGGCGCGGGTCGGGGTGACGAGCGAGCAGTTCACGGAGGAGTTCGAGTCCGTGCGTGCCGAGGCTATGGCTGGAGCGGATGGGTGAAGCGGACCACCTGCCCGAAGTGCCACACCCGCCTGTTCCGTGATGCGGTCGAGGGCGGGTTGTTCGTGGTCTCCAAGGCCATCCGCATCCGTGCCGATGGGGCGATGGTCGTGAAGTGCCGGCGCTGCGGGGAGCAGGTCCACACAAGGGCGATGCTGCGTCTCGCCAAGGGGGGTTGACGGTCCAGTAAATGACCACCTAAAGTCCTTCCTAGAGCCTACGGGGCGCGCCAGTCGCGCCCGGTCTCCTTGTGATGGGGGGTGGGGGCTACGTCTTCGGGCGTAGCCCCCTTTTTTTATGCCTGCAATCATCGAAGCCCCGGTTATTTCGGTCCCCTGGGACCTCGCCGTGAAGGCCGAGGTACAGGGCGGGCATCGGTACCTCTTTTTGGAGGCCAGCTCGGATGCCTGGGACATGCAGAACGAGCGCGTGTTCCAGCGGGCCTTGGAGGAGAGCAAGGACTACTTCCTCCGGTTCGGAAACATCGACCTCGACCACAAGACGCTCCTCGCGGATCAGCTCCACCTGGAGAACGCCTACGAGTACGAGATCGGGAAGCCGGTCGAGGTGGCGGTGGGGAAGCACCGGACCTTCGTGAAGGCGGAGATTTACTCCGGCGAGGGCGCGTCGGCGCAGATGGCCAACTTCTTTTGGGACTCCCTGACGAAGCAGGCCCCGCCGGCCACCTGGTACCCCTCCATTGGGGGGGCGGTGCTGGCGCGCCGTCCCGTGATGGTGGGCGGTGAAGAGCGGCGCCAGATCGAAAAGGTGCGGTGGAGCAACATCGGCCTCTCCCGTACCCCGGTGAACATCCACCTCCAGCCGGCGCAGCTCAACCCTATCGGGGGGCTGAGCAAGAGCTTTGCCGGCGGCGTGATGAGCCCCGGAGAGGTGGGAGAGGCGCTGTGCTGCAAGACCCTCACGGCGGGGTATGGCACCGACACCGCCACCCTCACCGGGGGTGGTGCGATGCGTGAGGAGTCGTTGGACGGGAAGGTCAAAAAGGATCTCCGCGAGGCTTTGGCGAGCCGCGGAAACGAGTCACGGAAGACGGTCATTCGCCGCTACTTCCGGCGCCTCGGATACAGCGAGGGGGCGGTCCGTCGCTTCCTCACCAACCACCTACAGGGGGTGTGACATGAAGCGGAAGTGCGGGAACGAGAAGTGCGGGGCGGAGTACGAGGATCAGGATGGTATGGGGTACTGCGCCAAGTGCGGCAGTGCGCTGGCCAAGTCGATGACCGACGACGAGGTGATCGACGGGGTGGCGGGTGCCCTCGACGAGCTGGAGAAGATCCAGGACACCGACTTCGCCAAGGCGCTGCGTCTCGATGACGACGGCGACTTCGGGACCGTCGACGACGATCCGGCGGGGCTCGACGATCTCAACGATCTCGGCGACGAAGGCTTCGCCAAGAGCTTCGGCGACGAGGGCGACGAGGTCATGGTCGACGCGGCGCCGATCCTCATGCGCGTGGGCGACGAGATCGACCAGATCAAGGCCACCCTGGTTAAGTCGCAGCGGGCCAACGAGGTGCTTGCCGGGATGGTGAAGTCGCTGGCCGGCGCGATGAAGTCGAGCCTCACCTTGGCCAAGTCGATGGGTGAGACGCTGGGGGCGATCGGCAACCAGCCCGAGCCCCGGAAGTCGATCCTTGGGGTGCTGCACAAGGCGACGACCCCGAGTGGTGAGCCGGAACCGGCGAACTACGAGGAGGTGTTGGCCAAGGCCAACGCCAAGGTCGCGGCCGGCGAGCTGGACGCCCATGTCCTGAGTCAGATTGACTCGATGAAGAACCTCGGGATGCCGGTTCCGGCCACCCTCTGCAAGGCGGTCGGTCTGTAGGAGATGCACCAGGAGGGGCGCGGGGAAGGCTTTGGCGAGCACCCCGCGCCCCATAGCCACAACAGGGGATGTGATGGCTGCGACGATCGTAGCTCCGCTCCCCCAAACATGCAACAGGGAGAGCAGGTATGAACGGGGCATTTGATCCGGGCGCGCTGTTTGCCAACGGCGCCAACCCTTACGGCAGCTCCTTCGCGGGCTCCGGCCAGATCGGCATGGAGGACCTCCGCAAGGCTTTGACCGCTGGCTACGGTACGGACCTCGCCACCCTTCAGGGTGGTGGCGCCATGCGCGTCGAGTCGCTTGAAGCGACTCTGATGGCGACGGTGCAGCAGAACAAGCATTTCCGCTTGTTCAACAAGCTCAAGAAGAACCAGGCGAACGCCACGGTCGACGAGTGGGTCGAGCAGTCGGGTGTGGGTGGCTTCGTAGGTGGAGCCGTCAACTCTGAGCTGGGGGACCTCCAGACGGCGACGGGTGAGTATGCGCGCCGCGTGGCGCAGGTCAAGTACCTGATGACCCGCCGGGCCGTGAGCTACGTGCAGCAGCAGGCCAGCAACATCGTCGACGCGATGGCGATCGAGGCGGAAGCAGGGGCCAAGGAGCTGCTCTCCACGGCCGAGTACCTGTTCTTCGAGGGCGACTCCGCGGTGATCCCGGAGGAGTACGACGGTCTGGAGAAGATCGTCGCTGCCACCGGCAACGTGATCGACCTCGCGGGGGCCAGCTTCTCGCCCGATGTTGCCGAGGTCATTGAGGCGGCATCGCGGATCGCGGCGGCCCCCAACTACGGCACGCCGACCGACCTGTTCCTGTCGCCCCTCGCGCAGGCGGATCTCGACATCGGCCTCAACAGTGCCTACCGGGTCAACCTGGACAACAACCCGGCCACGATCCAGAAGGGCGCACCGGTCGCCGGCATCCGGACCACCTGGGGCAACATCGAGACCTGCCCCGACGTGTTCCTGACCGAGTCCCCGGCCCCCTTCGAGGTGCGCTACCCGGCCCTGGCCTCCGCCTCCGATCCGGCCCCGCCGGCGCAGATGGGCTTTGCGGTGGCGGCCGACGCCACCTCCAAGTTCGGGGCTGGCCATGCCGGCACCTACTGGTACCGGGTCGAGGCGATCTCCCGAAAGGGCGGCTCCACCTCGGTCGTGGCGGGTGCTGTGGGCACGGAAACGACCCCGGCGGCGGCGACGGTGACCGCGGGCGACATCGTGACCCTCACCATTGCCGACTCGCCCCTGGCTTCCGGTTACGCGATCTACCGGTCGCGGCGGAACATGGGCGCGCAGCCCGCCGCCTCCGACTACCGCCTCATTGGGCGGGTCGCTTCCGCCGGCGCGGGGGGCACCACCTTCGTCGACACCAATAGCCGGATTCCCGGCACCTCCTCCGGCTTCGTGCTGAACATGGCCCCCGGCGATCAGGCGATCGGCTGGCGCCAGCTTCTCCCCATGAGCAAGTTCCCCCTCTTCCCGACCAACAAGGTCGAGACCCCGTGGGCGCAGCTCCTCTTCGGGTACCTCCGGGTCACCAAGGCGAAGCAGCACTACATGATTAAGAACATCCTGCCGAGCCGCGCAGCGGCGCAGTGGTCTCCGTTCTAGGCCGGAGGACTGACAACTCTGAGGGCGCCCCGCAATAGGGGCGCCCTCGCTAACCCCCAATGGAGGATGAGATGGCCAACATTCTGTTTCGGGGCGGCGGTGAGCCCCCCAAGGGCGCGCCCCCCATGTTCATCGACACCACGGTCTTTCAGCCGGTCGCCGGCGGCTACCGGGCCGACGACGTGGACGACGCGGTGGCGGCACGGCTCCTGAGTATCGACGGCTTTGTCGATGCGGGGCCGGCCATTCCCCAGGACACCGCTCCCCAGGACACCCCCGAGGATGGTGGTGATGGTGCGGGGAACGAAGAGGTCGCCCTCGACACCCTGACCGTCGAGGACCTCCGCAAGCTCGCCGCTGACCGTGGCGTGGCGGTGCGGGGCACCAAGGCGGAGATCATCGAGAGGCTCCAGGCGTAGATGGCTTCTGCCCTCGGCATCACCTCGCAAGAGGTCCGGGAGCACGTCCTGTGGGGCGTGGACCTGACGGACGGCAACGGCGTTGCCCTCCCGGACCCGGTGCAGGACTCCTTCATCGAGGAGGCCGAGGGGTACTACGGCAATTTCCTGGGGGTGGTGCTCAAGGAGAACCAGCTCGTCGTCTCCGACCCGGACCCGGGCGAGACCTACGATCTCATGGACCCCGCCTACGACTACCAGAAGGACATGTTCTTGGCGGAGACGTGGGGGGCGATCCAGCTTCGCCACAAGCCGGTCACGAAGGTGGAGAAGATCCAGCTCGTCTACCCCACGAAAGACCAGGGTACTTTCAACGTCCCCCTGACCTGGGTGCGGCTGGAGCCGGCGTTCGGCTGGTTGCGCCTGGTGCCCGATCAGCTCGCCTTCTTCGGGAGCTTCTCGGGCGCGCTCCTTGCCCTCTTCTCGTCCGGCGGCTCGCTCCCTCACTCCTTCCATATCGACTACCGGGCCGGCTTCACCCCGGCCATGCTGGCCGAATACCCGGGGATCCGGGAGGGGATCCGCAAGCGGGCCGCGATCAAGATCCTAACCGCGATCCAGGGTGCCAAGGGGGCAGGGGTCAGCTCCGAGTCAGTGTCGGTGGATGGACACAGCAAGTCGCAGAGCTACGTCACCTCGACGCAGGGTGGCCGGTATGCCGGTGAGATCGCCTCCATTGCGGCCGAGGAGCAGGAGATCCTCACCCACCTCAAGCAGAAGTTCAGCGGCGTGCGCCTCGCGGTGATCTGATGGCCCTCCCCCTCCCCGCCCACGATTTCGAGATTCTGATTGCCGACCTGGGCCGGCGGGTGATGTACGCGCCCGCGGTGAAGTGCCCGTGCCGGGGCGGCAGCTACGACGCGGCCGACCCGGCCTGCCCGCTATGCATGGGGCGTGGCTACTTCCATGAGGCCGAGGTAGGGCCGCTCACCATCGGGGCCACCAACATGGCCACCTCGAAGAAGTACCAGCAGTACGGCGAGGTGGAGCAAGGCGACCTCGCCCTCACCCTTCCGGCGCAGGTCCGGGACGCGGCTGGAGCATGGTCCGCCAACCCGGCCTACACGGCGGCCGAGCGGGACCGCTTCGTGTTGACCGACGGGGAGGTGGAGCTACATGCGGTCCTGACCAAGGGGACGCAGGACACCCTCCCGCAGGATCAGGTGGTGAGTATCACCACCCTTGGTGCAATCGTGGGTGGGCTCTTCCAGGAGTTCACCAGTGGCGTCGACTACACCCTCGTGGGCGCCACGATTCAGTGGATCGGGAACCCGATCGCGGATGGGGATCGGTACACGGTTCGCTACCGCGTACACCCCACCTACTACGTGTACCGAGACCTCGCCGTGGACCGGTCGCAGGAGGGCGGTGAGCCCCTCTGCCGGCGCGTACAGGCGCGTCTCATGGAGCTTTGGAGGCGGTAATGGCAGTGGATTTCGACACCATGAGTGACGTGGAGATGCAGGAGTGGCTCGCGAAGGGGTTGGGCATCATGTCCTACACCTACGACGCCAACGATAACCTGACACAATCGGATCAGCGGTTTTGGGACGGGAATACCTACCGTAAAACGTACAGCTACGACGCCGCCGCAAATCTCACGGACGAGACGACGTGGCAGCGTATCAACTAAGGGAGCGGACCAATGAGCATGATGATGCAGTTGCGGCAGATTTACTCGCTCCTCAAGAACAAGCCGATCCAGGCGAAGGCCGTCACCGTCGACGCGAGTGGTGGGGTGATCAACTGGGACGGCATGGCCATCTCGGGGGCGACCTACAACGGGGATGGGACCATTGCCACCCTTACCAAGACCGACGGCGTGGACTCGTGGAAGGTGACGTACACCTACACGGGCGGCAACCTCACCGGGACTACGCTTCCCACGAAGCTCTAAGGGGGTCGCCATGACTTGGCTCTACAAGCATTCGCAGGATGTGGTGGGGGAGCCGCACCGCGTCAGCGCACAGCTCGCCGTGGGGTGGTCTGATAAGCTGGTGGCGGCCACGATTACCGGAACGATCAAGGTGTTCAGCAACGGTGCGTGGTCCGACGGTAACGGCGGCGCCGCGCTCTCTTCCGCTGACGTGAACTCCATGTTCGTGGACTCACGAGGCTACGTGTTTGTGACGCTGGCCTCTGGCGGGAAGCTCTGGCGCTCCACAGATGATGGCGTTACCTGGAGCGCGGTCTATACCTATTCCGTTTCGACCGACTATGCCTTTGCTTTTGCGGAGGATGATCTCGGCAATCTGTACGCGAACGGCTATCCATCGGCTCCCTTGCTCCTGAAGAGCACAGACGGTGGAGCAACGTGGACGGACATTGTAGGGAACTTGGCGGTCGTCCCTCACGATCATGTTCACATGCCCGTTTGGGACCCGTACCGCAAGCTGCTGTACGTGACCCATGGAGACGACGGCGCTCTGTCGAAAATCCAGGTCTCTGATGACCATGGGGCGACGTTTAGCTCCTGGACGGCCTCTGCGCAGGCTACAGCCATCGTACCCACGGCTGACGCGATCTACTATGCGGCAGACTCCAGCGGGGATCGGAAAATCTACAAGGTCGTCCTTGCCTCGACGGCAACCCTGGCGGATGTGATTGCATCAACACCCTCTGCTGTGATGGACCCCACGGTTACCTTTGGAGTCGCTGCACAGGCCGATGCTGGCTTCGCTCGAATGAGCGGAGAGTCGGGTGGGGGCGTCTTTTTCTGTTACGGCAAGGACGGTTGCACGGAAGCGAACCTCGCCGTATTCGATGGGACTTCGTGGTCGAGCAAGGCATCCGTCGTGGGGACGGATTATCAATGGTCCCACCGTTTCGCTAAGGTCAGTTACTACAACAGCGGGGATGACGGTTACTTCTACGGGGTCCATACGCCAGACAACGAGCTGTATAAGTGGCGCCTCTACCCGGACTCTACGGTATTCCGGGTTGCAGATTCGGGCACAGACTACACGGCGGATGGAGTCGATACCCCGTGGGCAAGCTATCAGGATTACCAGCCACTCGATGACTCAAGCTCTGTCCGGTTTGAGTCCGTGCAGACTTCGCCCATCTTGGTGAAGGAGATCACAGCCATCGACTTCAACGGCATGGAGATGCAAGGAGAGGATCTTACTGCGCCCCTTGTCAGCGAAGACTTCGAAGGAGCTGGCGGGACCTTCACCGAGCAGATTTCAACAGGCGTGGTGATCGACCAGGCGTCGGCTTTGAAGGCCCATGCCGGGACGCAATCCGCCAAGCTCGATCTGACGGGTGGCTCCGGCAATGCCTACGCCTACATGAAGCAGATGGGCGCGTTGTCCGGGCTCGTGTCTGGAGACGTGGTGGACGTCGAGGGGTGGTTCTACTACGACAAAGCCACGAAGCCCGCCAATAACACACACATTCTCCGGCTTGGTCCGGGCGGGGCGGATATCCATCTGTATGTCGGCAGCGATGGGTATCTGTCTTTCCAGGCGAATACCAATACCTACAAGCAGCACCCTGATGACGCTGTGGCCTTCCCACTACAGACCTGGACACACCTCAAGCTGCGGTTTACCTACCACGCGACCCAGGGCTCGGTTACCGTATGGCAAGACGACGCGGTACTGATGCACGTCGTCGGCATCCCGGTTACAGGGGCCATGACCGATGTCCGATGGATCTTTAACTCCAACGATCTTCAAGTTGCCTACTGGGACGACGTGAAGGTGGCGATCAACAGTGACTCGTCGCAGCCTCCTGCGGTGAAGCTGGCGAGCACGAGCGGGACATTCACACGGCTGAACCAATCTACCAAGAAAGCCGTGCTTTCTGGCGCCGGGAACATCGTGGCCTATAGTGAGTTCCAGACGGCTGCCGGAAAGCTGGAGTGTGACGCAGACGCAACGGCCGCCAAGCTCTACAACTCTACCTTGTATTCGGGCACGGGAAGCGATGTGGTCCTTGACAATGCCGGCGTGTTGGATGTGCAAAACTGCATCCTGGATACCGTCACAGTCACGAACACCGGAGCGCTGACGCATACCAACAATGGGCTCAATGCGGTAACGGGGATCACCGCTGGCGGGACGGAATGGACGGCAGACCCGACTTGGGTAGACGCCGCCAATGACCTCTTCATGCCCCGCCCGGAGAACGGACACTACCAAGATGGTGTAGCCCTATCCGTCCACCCGACCACGGATTTCTACGGGAAGGCGAGTCCACAAGGGACACTCCCTACAAGAGGCGCAGTCGAGCCCATCTACTATGTGAAGGGCGAGCGGGCTCCGGTGGATCTCATCGACCCGGTGTATCCAGGGACGTTGTTCCTCTTCCCGCTGCGTGTTCGGTAATGAGCCTCTTCTCCACCATCTTCTCCGCGCCAGAGGGTTGACCGATGGGACTTCTTTCCGCAGCAGCAAAAGCACTGACCGGCAACGGCGGCTCCCTCGTCAAAGACGTGGCCGGCAATGACCGCGTCGCGTTGACTCGATAGCACCATGAACGATCTATCCATCACCCCCGTCAGTGGCGCCATCCGGGCCTCCTGGTCCGGCTGGACCGGGCGCGTCCGGGTGCTGCGTAACGGCACCGGGATCTTCTCGGGCTACGATGACCCCGGGGCGGTCCAGGTCTACGACGGGGCGGGCTACGACGGCGGCCAGAGCCACCTGCGGTGGTCGTCGACGGGTGGCGACGCGGTCACCGCGACGCCGGCGGCGGTGCGGTACGCGCTCGACCTCGCCCCCTCGGCGAGCGACGCCTACTACGCGGTCTACTTCTACGACGATGTGGCGGGGACGTGGAGCCCGGGCGGGATCGCCGGCCCGGTGCCGCCGGTTCCGGCCGCGAGCTACGACGAGCTGGACCTCAAGACGGTGCTCGTGGATCGGCTCCGCGCCGCCCTGGCGGCTCGGGTGGCCAGTGGTGATCTGGTGTTGCCGGCGGGGGATGCGGTGGAGGTGCGGGGCGCCTTTCCATTGGAGGCGAGCGAGCTGCCCATGGTGTCCGTCCATCTCGACCAGGACCAGGATGTGCATCACCTCGTGGGGAACGTGGGCAACACGCCGGGATCCGGAGAGGATGTGAGCGCGATCTACTACCGCCACACCTACGCGGTGATCGGCTGGACCACCAACCCGCGGGAGCGGGATGGCTTGCGGGTGGCGATCAAGGGGTCGCTGATGGAGATGCTGCCCCTGTTCATGGAGCTTGGGGTGGACGAGATTGGGATCGGGAATGCCGATGGCGAGGATCACGTCGCCTTCGACTCGCCGGTCTACTTCACCACCCACCACCTCTCGGGAACCGTGGCGGGCCAGCTCACGGGTGGGGCTGCGCCACCCATCTCGGATGTGGTATACGGGGGTTGTTCATTGCAGTAGCAGGGCCGGCGCTTTGGCGAGCCGCCGGAAATCAACAGGGGACAGCGGATGGCGATTCCGGCGGTTTTAACCTCCGACACGTACCTCCTCAACACCGCTCTGGATGAGGAGCATGGGGCGACGACCATCACCTTTCCGGACTCGGTAACCGAGGTGCACACGCAGTCTTTCTTTGACGGGCTCAGCTATAAAAAGACGTACACCAAGGACGCGAATGGCGACATCATTTCGTGGACCGAGTGGGTGCAAATCTAGGAGCAGACATGGCGCGCAAAAGGACAGTCGATCCGGTTGAGGAGAAGGTCGCGGAGGGGCCTGCCGCCCCGGTGCTGTCGTTGGCGACGTGGGCGCTGACGAGCCATGCCTCGCCGCTCCTGGCCGCGGCCATGCAGAGCTACGCCAACGAGGCACACACAACGACGGATTGGGATCAGATCGCGGCGGCCGTGGCGGCCCGCCCGGTGGTCCGCTAACGGGAGAGTGAGATGGCACTACGAGGGATCTACTTCAACGGGCGCGGGATCGTCCAGCCAGGCGCCTACGCCAAGATCAACGCGGCCTCCATGGTGCCCAACCGTCCGGGCGCGCAGAACACGGTGGGGGTGATTGGGGAGGCGAGTGGCGGCGAGCCGCGCACGGTGCTCTCCTTCACCAGCCCGGTGGAGGCGCGGAGCGTGCTGCGCGGAGGGACTCTGCTCGATCTCATCGAGCTGATGTTCTCGGCGGGTCCTGACTCAGCGGGGCCGCAGCGGGTGGAGGCGTACCGGGTCGACAACAATAGCGCAGCGGCTCCAGCGGTGCAGGCCGTGGCGACCCTCGACGCGAAGCTGACGATCACTGCTCGCGACTATGGAGACTGGACCAACCTCCTCTCAGTGGCGGTGGCACCGGGGACGGCAGCGGGCAAGAAGATCCTCATTCGCAACCAGGACACCAACCAGATCGAGACGGGGGACGACCTGGGGCCGGCCTTCACGATCCAGTACACCGGCACCGGATCCGCCTGCACCATGGACATCGCGGGGGCGGTAGGCGCGGCCACGACGCTGACGACCACGGCGACGGCAGGTTTGCCGACAGACGACCTCTCCATTGACCTGACGCAGTTCCCTACCCTCCAGACCCTCGTGGACCATATCAATGGCCAGACGGTCTACACCTGCACCGCCGATGGGGATGCTCTTCTGCCCACCACGGGGCTGGACCTCGTGGCGGCGCAGGATGTGAAGACCGCCCCCTACGCGGCGCAGGCGGCTCTGGAGTCCATCATCCACTGGATGGATCAGGAGTCGCAGTTCGTCACTGCGACGCGGATCGGGGTCATGGTCGACGCGCCGCTGGACCAGGACTATCAGGCGCTGACCGGGGGCACCAATGGCGGGGTCCCAGCGGTGGCTGACTGGCAGACGGCGATCGACGCCTTCAGCACGGTCCATATCAACTTCCTCTTGCCCGGATCCTCTGACGCGGCGGTACACCAGATGGCGCTCTCGCACGTGGAGACCATGAGTTCGGTCACCGAACGCAAGCCGCGGATGTTGTTCTGCGGGGGCGCGGCCGGGGAGACGCCGGCGCAGGCGATCAGCCGAGGGCAGGCGCTGGCCTCGAAGATCGCCGTGCTGGCCTACCCCGGGGTGCAGCGGCGCAACCTGATGACTGGCAGCCTCGACACCCTGAGCCCGGTCTATCACGCCGCGCTGCTCTGCGGTCTGGCTGCGGGGATGCCTCCGGAGGAGCCGATCACGTGGAAGACGCTCCGAGTGGAGGGGATGGAGAAGGACCTGACGCTCTCGGAGAGCAACGACCTGCTCCGCCACGGCATCTCCCATTCCCGCTACTTCCAGGACCGTGGTGTCCACCGGGTCGTGGCCGGCCTGACGACCTGGATCAGCGACGACAACGTGATCTACTCGAAGATCCAGGGGGCGCGGATCGGTCAGTACCTCGACCAGGAGATGCGCGACGCGGTGGACGGCTTCGTGGGGTCGGTGGGAGACCGCTCCACGGTCACCTCGATCCTCAATGCTGTCGTGACCCGGCTTCGCAAGCTCACTCGATCGGCACAGAACCAGAGCGGTGTCTTGACGGAGGGGGCGGACGCCGCCGGCAACACCATCCCCGCCTTTGACGACGTGACCGCGGTGTTCGATGGGATCGACCTCGTGTCGATCACCTTCCTGTGCCATCCGGTCGGCGAGGTGGACTACATCACCGTGACCGCGAACCTGGAGCCGACCAAGATCGTGGCGCGATAACCATGGCCGGCGCTTTCCGCCGGGACACAACAGGGGCATGAGATGGCGAGCATCGTTCAGCAGCAGGTCCACACCGGCAATACGGTGCGGCTCAAGATCGCCGGTAAGGATGTGGGTGGCGGTCAGTCGATCAATATGAACCAGGACGCTGGCGTGGAGCCTGTCCATGTGATTGGCACGCCCATGCCGCAGGAGCATGTGAGCCAGCGGTGGGGGGCGCAGATCACCCTCTCCATGTTCGCGCTGCGCCGTGCCGACCTCGCGGACACCGATGCTGAGTCGCTTGGGGAAGATGTGCTCTTCCGCAACCTGATCGACATCGAGGTGCTTGATAACGTGACACAGGAGCCGGTGCGCACCTATGAGGGCTGCACCCTCCGATCCTCGTCGTTCACCGTCCAGGCCAACGCCTTCGCCGGCCGCAACGTGGTGTTTGAGGCCCTCAACGTCCGGGCCGCGTAATGGAGCACCAGATCCTTGCGGGCGCCACGACCGAGGTGGACATCGAGGAGGGGAAGGTGGTGCTCCACCTCCCCACCATCCGGGACACGATCGCCATCGGCGTGCTCGACGCGAAGCTCCGCGCGGGGGTTGCGCATGAGGACCTCGATCCCGTCACCTCCAACCTGGTCGCGTACATCTCCACCCTCTCGATCGTGGTGGACGAAGCTCCGGATGCATGGTTCGAGACCACGGACGAGGGGGCGAAGGCGCTGGCGCTGGAGAAGCTCACCGACCCCACCGTGCTGGAGACGGTCTTTTGGAGGTGGGCGCGTTGGCGCGACTCGTTTCGAGGCGCAGGCGGAGGCGGAGGCGGAGAGGGTGGCAGCGACGCCATGGCATCGCAGCCTGTGGGTGGTGAGTCAGATCCTGGGGGTGGCACCGTTCAGTGAGGTAGCTCTCTCTCTGACTCGGCCGCAAATCGCGTGGATCGTGGCGCAGCACCGCGCGGATCATCCGGAGATCGCCAGGAAAGAGCAGGAGGAGCGCGACCTCGCGGCCTTCGAGGAGGAGTTCGGCGTGGACCTGCATGACCCGAGCCAGTGGGAGGACGCCTAATGGCACGGGTCACCGTCCCCATCGAGGCCCGTGTCGAGGGGGTGAGCCGCGTCTCCGCCGACCTGGACCAGTTGGTCCGCAAGGTGGAGCGCGACGCCGACGCGCTCGACAACAAGCTCGCGGCTCTGGAGCGGGGGGCGTCCGGGAAGGGTCGGATCGACGCGACGGCGGACAACCTCTATCGGGTCCGCAAGGAGATTGACGCCCTCGGGAAGGCCACCCGTGACCTGCCTGAAACCCCTCCCCACGCCGCCGCCGCGATGCAGACGGCGCAGGGAGTGGTAGGCAGGGCTGCGGCGGCCATGGGTCGCGCCGAGGGGCCGGAGGGGATCGGGTCCATGCACACGGACCGTGCGCACCCCTGGGCCATGCCGCCGGGCATGTCGTTCGCCATGACCCGGCCCTTCTACGCCGCCATGGGATTCGCCAAGCGGTTCTGGCCGGCCGCGATCCCGATGGCGGCTGGGGTTGCCCTGGGCTACGCGGACCGGAAGGCCGCCCCTGCCTTCGAGCTGGAAGAGGGGTGGGCCAATCTCGCCCGCGGCATGGCGCTGCCCACGGACCTGCGGACCCGGATGCGGCGCACGGGGGAGCAGTACCGCTTCGCCGAGCCGGAGATGCTCCGGGCCACGCGCGCCTACGGGGCCGTCCCCATGCCCCGGAGACCGGGGGAGGGGGTGGCGGACTATGAGCGGCGCGTCTCCGGCGCCCTGGGGCGGGACACGACGGCCATGGCGCGGTTCTCGCGACAGACCGGCCTCCCCCTGGAACGGGTCGCTGCGATGGCGGGGGAGTCGGTGCGCCGCGGCACGGTCCCCGGGGGGGAGACACAGCGGTTCCTGGACACGATGGCCAAGGCGGTGGCGGCCGGAGCGAAGGAGGGGATCTCACAGAGCGAGATGATCCGCGCCTGGGACCGGACAACCCGGACGATTCAAGGCACGGTTGGGAGGGTCACCGAGGCGCGGATGCGGGACGTGCTCAACTTTCAGCTCGCCATGGGGGCCACCGGCAACCGGGCGCTCATGGGAGAGCAGGCGGCGCAAATCCAGACCACGCTGGCGAGCGCGCTGCAACACCCGCGCGGCCCGGCGGCCGAGTCGTTCCTCCTGGGGAGCATCCTGGGGCCGGATGGGCGGATCCGCCCCAACCTCCTCGCTCACCTTCAGGGTGACGGATCCAAGGAAAATCCGGGGAGCCCCTACTTCCGTGGCCGCCGCCTGCGCACCTTCAGGTCCATGCTCCCCACGCAACAGCGGCAGTACCTCATGGACGTGGCGGGAAACGACCCCTACGTCATCGGGATGGAGCTGAAGCGGATCGAGAAAACATCGGGACGCAGCAAGGGTGCGGAGTACAACGCGCTCCAGAAGATTATGGGGCTGTCGCCCGAGCGAATCGCCGACCTGACCGCCGCGGCGGACAAGCGGGGCGTGAGCGTGGGGGATCTGTTCACGCGCAGCCCCGAGATGGCCACCAAGCTCATGGGCCGAGAGACACCGCAAGATGTGGCGGTGCAGCAGGCCAAGAGCTTCGAGGAGAAGCTCCTCCAGCAGACGCAGCTCAAAGTGGAGAAGGCGGACCTCTACGCAGCGACGGCCCGGATCGTGGGTGGTCTGTCGAAAGTCGAACGAGCCATCCTGCATCCCATCGCGGCGCGATTCACTCATCGCCAAGAGGACCATGGGGACCGTCGTCTGCCGTGGGCGAAGGGCCGCGATGTGGTGAGTACCGATCGGGTGAGCCGTGCCATCGAGGACATGCCCGCCCGTGACTCCCTTCCCCCGGGGACCGCTCTGGATCTCAGTGCTCGTGCCCCCAACTGGACGCCCCCCCAGGGCCGCGCCATCGAGCACGTCGCACCTCGTGGCGCCCTCCACACCGGCGCCACGACGAAGCCGGTGACTGTGCAGGAGGTGCGGGAGGCGCAGAAGGCGGTGGCGGTGACCGTCCCGGTATCGGTCCATATCCACCAGGACGCACGGGGCAATCTCACGGTGCAGGGTGAGGCGGAGCCGACCTTCCAGAGCCCGGCCCCCTCGGGGGCGACGCCATGACCGGCTTCGTGCTGTGCCGCGTCACCCTCCATACCCAGGAGGGGGCGGAGGTTGTGGGCCGGCCACAACGCTCTCCGAGCTTCACGGCGGATCTCCGTACCGTGGGGACGTGGAAGCGGCTCCACCAGATTACGGGCACGTTCCGGGTGGAGCTGGCCTACCGCGATTTGGGCGGCAACGAGACGTGGTTTGACCGGGCGCAGCCGCAGGACCTCGTGGTGATCGAGATGCGGCGCTACGACGGGGCGGCGCAATGGCACACGGTCTTCGCTGGATTCCTCACGGAGATTTCCGAATCGGTCACGATCGGCGACGATGGACGGCCGCAGAAGGTGGTGGGGTTGTCGGGGCAGGACATCGGGAAGCACCTCTCTCGCCACGCCCTGCACTGGTGGATTTTCCACAAGCCGATCGAGGCGCTGGCGGGCGTGCAGGGGGTGACCAACCCCACCGCCATCGTCACCCATGCCACCCCGGCAACGCTGGCAACCACCTACCTGACGCAGTTCTTCCTGCCCGCGATCCACCAGGACCACACGATCAACGGGATCCCGGTCTCCTATCCGGACCTGTTCGCCTACTACCTGGAGGACCTCGACAACATCATCCCCTTCGACGCGGCGTTTCTGGGCGGGGACGGGAGCTACCTCAGCCAGCTCCAGAAGGGGTACGAGCCCAACTTCTTCGAGTTGTTCACCGACACGCGGCGCAGCGACGATCTGGACCAGGTGGCGGACTGGACGCAGGCGAAGGCCGGGCAGGCCCTAGGCGAGGATGGGTCGCAGGCCGCATTGTTCGCCCGCCTCAACCCCTGGCCAGAGGCGATTGGTCCGGGCGCGGTGGCGCGGGACCGGTGGGATCGCCTGCCGCTCCACGAGATCCGCGGCGACGGTGATGACCCCTACCAGTTCTCGCGCTCCCGATCCGACACGAGCGCGTTCAATACCTTCTATGCGTGGCAGATCAACGGTCTCCTCGACAAGATTACGCAGCTCGCCGTGGTCCCCATTCTGGTCAATGCCACCGGCCTCAAGCGGGATGGGTATTTCCCCAAGGAGGTGTCGAGTCGGTATTGGGCGGACACGATCGAGAAGACGGTCGACTCGATCCGAGCCAATACCTGGCGGGTGGCGAGCTGGAACAATCTCAATCGGCGATTCCTCTCGGGGCAGGCCACGGTCTACCTGCATCCGGAGATTCATATCGGCGATCGGGTGCGCTTCACTGGCGGGGCGCTTCCGGAGCCGCACGACTTCTACGTGGAGGGGGTCCACCACGCCTTCCATGCGCAGGAGAAGGCAAGCACGGAGCTGACGCTCTCCCGCGGGCTGCCGTCGGCGGAGTACCGGCAGATCACCACCTTCCTCACGGACGGGCTCACGGAGGAGTCGATCTTTCTCAATGACCTCCAGACGATCGTGGAGCCGGGGTCGCAGCCGCGGAGGGTGTCGTGATCGCCCTGGCGCAGGTGCTCGACACGTTCCCGGAGGAGCACGCGGTGCAGGTTCTGTTCCGCGGCGGATCCTGGGCGACGCAACCCGGGCCGAACGGCGCGTCGCAATCGTACCGGTGCCGCGTGCTTACGCCTCGCGCCCACCCGGTCGCCGGCGTGGTGGAGCTGCCGCAGCCAGGCGATTGGGGCGTGGTCGCCTTCCTCGCGGGTGGAGCGGACTCACAGCCCGTATGGATGGGGTGTCTCTTCGACGACCTGCGCAACATCCTGGCCGCCAACACCGACCCGGTCCGCCACCTCGATCACCACCCCTCCGACGTATGGAGCATGATCGAGGGCAACGGCAACATCACGCTGTCCCATCCCTCCGGGACCACGATCCGCCTCGCCACGGACCAAACCATCCCGGCGCGATCCCGATACGTGCGGGGCGACGGAGTCCGCCAGGAGGAGCCCTTCGAGGTGGGGGCGCAGCCGGAGCAGATGGAGGTGAAGCCGCCGATCTTCGTGGAGTTGAAGCACTCCACCGGGACCGTAGTCACGATCGAGCCCACCGGGAAGATTGTCGTGCATGGGGTCGACGACGGCGCGGTGACGATCGACGGGGATCTCTCCGTCGACGTGACGGGCACCTCGGCTAACGGCCATCCTGGGGCGGCCACGGTGAACGTTGCGGGCGACGCCGCGGTGACGGTTGGCGGGGCGGCCTCAGTGACGGCGGCCAGCGGCATCACTCTCGATGGTGGGAGCGGCAACGCAACCGGCGCGGTGACGCAGGCGTGTATCTGCGCCTTCACCGGGGCTCCACACCCCGACTATTCGGCCAACGTGGTGGTGAGCAAATGACCTACGACATGAACACGGTCCGGTCGTTGCTGCTGGCCAATCTGGCGGCGCGAGGTATTACCTATATCCCTCAAAAGGATGGCGTGGATTGGGTAGATGACTGGGTCACGGCGATCGCGGCGACGATCGAGAGCGTCATGGCGGCAGCGATCGTCCAGACGACTAGCGGCGCCCCGGATGGCGAGCACACGGGAGTCTTGCAGTGATCCCCCTGACGGATGCCACCCGCGCCGACATGCAGGCGCAGTCTGTCACCTTCGAGCTATTTCAGGGCTCGGAGGACCTCGGGCACGTCACCCTGCCCATCCTCCCCGAGGAAATATCGCGGCGCTGGCCAGCCAAGTCGACGCCGCGACAGACCCCCGAAGGGGTGCATCTCGACACCTTCGGCCTGGGGCTCCCCGAGTGGACGATCCGCGGCCACACGGGGTGGCGGAAACGGCTCGTGGATGGCCGCGAAACGGACGGCAAGCAAGCATGGATGGCGCTCGATGGCCTCTTCGAGGCCTACTTCCGCGTGAGCCGTGACGTGGCGATGCAGGGATCCGGACCCATGCCGGAGATGCGTCTCCACCTCTTCGAGGACCACGCGCACTGGCAGGTGGAGCCGGACGGGCTGCCGCTGGTACAGCGGCACAAGCAGCGACCCCTCCTCTATCAGTACACGGTCCGCCTCACCGGTCTGCGTGACCTCACCAAGCCCATGGCGGGCGGGATGGACCTGGCGGAGCGGCTCAAGGACGCGGGTCTGGAGCGGCCGGGGCTGATTCGGGCCTCCATGACTACCAGTCTCGATGCAATCACAGCGGGCCGGCTGGAGCAGGCCGCCCTGACACATGTGGACCAGGCCACTTTGGACGGATGGGTCCAGGCAGGGATGAAGATCCGTGACTCCATCGACGCCGCCGCCGGCACTGTGACCTCCGAAATCGCTACGGTTCGGAGTTGGGTGCAGACCGGTCGGGACTTGGCAGACACCATGGTGGGTTACACTAGACCCCTCTTTCAGACGATTCACGATGTCCATCAGCTCGTGTGTGCCGGCTACACACTGGCTTCCTATCCGCACCTCTTTGGGGTGCGACTTTCCGGGGTGATGGCAGACCTGCGGGGACTCTTCGTGAATGCTGGGTGTTCTTCTACGATTCCCGGGCAGAGGGATCCATTCTAATGGCCGAGATTCGTACCTATCGCATCGTCCGTGGCGACACGATTCAGCAGGTGGCTCGTCGTGAGGTGGGGACGGCAAACGGATGGTGGACGCTCGCCGAGTACAACGGGCTTGATTACCCCTACATCGACACGAGCGGAACGGACCACGCCGACAAGCGCGTGCTTGGTGCTGGCGATACCCTCCTGGTTCCGATGTCGGACACCGCAGCGGTGGTGCGTGATCTTTACCGGATCCCCGAGGGAGAAGACGACGCAGCGCTCCTGGGTGTGGACCTAGAAATCGGAGAGGTGGTGGTACCCCCTGGCGGAATCACGCAGATCGCGACCTACGATCTCGTGCCGATGATCGTAGCAGCTCCGGCTCGGTTGGGGGTTCGCTGGGGCGTGGTGGATGAGAGTTCTGATGTGGTGCTGATCTGGTCCACCCTACCAGGTGCGGCTGGCCGTATCGTGCCGGCCATGATCGAGATCACCGTAGCCCTGGGGGTGGGCGACTTCACACCTGGAGATGATCTTGATGGCGACTCCGCATCGGGTGATCTACGCCTCGTCAGTGGCATGGACAATCTCGTGTCAGCACTACGCCGTCGCCTCCTCTCTCTGAGCGGGGAGCTGGCCTACCACCCAGAATACGGCACCCACCTCTACCAGCAGCTCGGGAGGCCGGCGGACGCGGTGGTGGAGCGGCTCGTGGAGATGGAGGTCAGGCAGGCCATCTTGTCGGATCCGCGTATCGAGTCGGTCGAATCTCTCGTAGCTGAGTTGTCTACGGGTGGCCATATCCACGTCGAGGCCAGCGTGGTGGTGATTGGTGAGCAGCGTGTTCAAAACCTCGTCCTGAACGGGTGACCAATGGCGTACAACGTCTTCCAGATCAAGCACTTCGAGACCATAACCGCCACTATGCTCAACTGGATGAATGGGGCACAGAGCCGGGTTACGGACTTTAATGTCGGATCGGTGATTCGCACCCTCTTCGAGGCCGTGGCGATGGCGCTAGAGGAGATTTACTACTATCTCCATCGCGCCATGGAAGCAGCCATCCCGGCGGCGATCTATGATGCATTTTCCTTCCAGAAGCTGGGGGGCACGTTCGCAACAGGGTCGGCCACATTTTCGCGTCCAGTGGCGGATCTGACCGACCACACCATCCCGTCAGGGACGAGCATTGCGACGGCGGGCGGGGTGCGATTCCAGACCACAGAGACAGTGACGCTATCGGCCGGATCCACGTCCGTGTCGGCGGCCATTCAGGCTGAGATGGCGGGCTCAGCAGGGAATGTGGCGGCGGGGATCGTGACCGTGCTGCAATCGTCCGTGCCCGGGATCTACGCCGTCACCAACTCTACCCCCACCCTCGGCGGGGCGGATTTGGAAGATGATAGTGAGAGGAAAAACCGCTTTCAGGCGTACATTCAATCTCTCGCGCGCGCCACGCAGGACGGCCTGATTTACGGGGCCATGACGGCCACCCTCACAGATGCCGACGGGAACGTGCTGGAGCGGGTGACCGGCGCTTCTACGACCCACATTGCCACGGCGTACGTGAACGTCTATATCGACAACGGTACGGCGAGCGGCCCCTCCACGGCACTCATCGCGCAGGTGCAGAACATCCTGGATGGGTATCGAGATGCAAGCGGAGCGCGGATTGCTGGTTATCGTGCCGCGGGCGTCCAGGTGGACGTTACACCTGCGACCATTACGGCTGTACCGGTTGCAGCGGACCTCAAGTTGCTCTATGGACGAGATCCGTCAGCAGTGGTCGCTGCGGCGGCTGATGCTGTGGCGAAGTTCTTTGCGGCACTCGGTCTTGGGGACCCCGTGAGTTATGAAAAATTGATCGTGGCGTTAGCCAACTCGCACGCCGGTATCGACGAGGTGACGCTTACCAGTCCCGGCGCGGATATATCCATCCTAACCTCGGAACGCGCCATTTCCGGAACGGTCACCCTGACTACGAGCTAATGTCTATTCTGTCGCGCATTTGGGAGGGGCTCCCCGCGATTCTCCGTGATCGAAAGGAGGGCCTCGGGATTCTGTATCACACCCTCGCTTCTATCGGTGCAGCGACGGATGCACTCGATGCTGATATTTCCACTGCAATTGAAGATGTCCATCTCGATACGACGCATGGATCGTGGCTAGACCTTTGGGGGGATTATTTCCACGTCGCGCGCGGTGCGGAGTCAGACTCGGAGTATCGGAATACGATCCTACACGAGACCACCAAACCAAGATGTAACCGGTATGCGATCGAGCAAATCATTGTCGATACGACCGGTATTGAGGTGACCATATTTGATGCATGGGACCCGGCGACTGGGATCCCGCCCGCAATGGGAACCTTCGACGACGGTGGATCCTTCGATGATGCTGGTGTTTACGACTCGATCAACAGCCGCGGCAAGGTCGTGGTAAGCCTATTGCAGAGCGATGCTTCGGTGGTAACGGAAATCCTGGCGCTGGTACAGATGCACCTCGCAGATGGAATCGAAATCAGTGCTACCGTGCTGTCGATCGGTACCTTCGATGACGGTGGCACCTTCGATGACGGTGGTGGGTTTGACTCCAACCTGTAATAGGAGAGATAACACCACGTGGAGCGGCGATGGGGCGAGCGAGCCGCTTTCTTCTCAACTCGTGCGAGAGCACACAACAGGGGGTAGTTCCATGAAGAGTTGGATTCTTCTGACAGCATTGTTGGTGGCCATACTTCCGGCGGAAGCGGCGCAGAACCGTATTTTCGACTACCAGGCGCCACGTTCCACCGCGCTGCTCAATTCGCATATCAAGGATGTGGTAGCTCCCGGTATCTATCTCGGCTATCGGATCGAGGCGGATGGGGTGACGATGAAACTGGACCTCATGGCTGATACCACCGAGCTGCGGTCGGTTGCGTTGACGCCGGAGGGGGTGCGGATCGAGGAGACAGGCGACCTGCTCGATGTGGTGACCATTGGGGCATCGGATGCGACCTTGAATCGGATTGATGTAATTGCGCTGCATCATGTCTACCAAGCTGCTACCGGAGCCCCGCCTGCGACGTATGTGGTAGTTCCAGGGACATTGGCGACCAACCCAACGGCGCCGTTGGTGGCAGTCGGAGATGTGAAGATCGGCGAGGTTTATGTTGCGGCTGGAGCGACTGCAATCAATCAGACCGACGTAACACAGGTTGCCTATCAGACCTCCGATGCCACATACCTCTTGGATCGCGCCAATCATACGGGGCAGGAGTCCCACACGGCGATTAGTGACTGGACCGAGGCGAGCGAGGATACGACTGGAGCTATGGTGGGGGCGAACACGGAGAGCAACATCTCCGTCGATTACAACGACACCACTGGAAAACTTAACTTTACTGTTCCGGACGCATCCACGTCCGTCGCGGGCGCGGTCAAGCTGGCCACTAATGGCTCATCCTCGGCAAATGTTGCCGTACAGGGAAATGACAACCGACTCAGTGATAGCCGGGTTCCTACTGGTACGGCAGGTGGTGACCTCGGAGGTACTTATCCGAATCCTACGGTCGACAATCTCCAGGGTGACGTGACAGGCCCAATTAGTGCCACCGTGGTCACGCAGGGACCTGGAAGTGGTTTCGATGCTGACACGGTAGATGGCCAGCACGCAGCGGATATTATTGCCGCATCCAACCCAGCGTGGGTGTGGGCGCCCTCTACAATCTTTACGGGTAACTGCCCCAACAACATGGATGCGCCTTATGCGGTATCCGGTTCAGGCATTGCGATCGTCAATGTCGAGATTTATGGAGCTAACGGTTGGACTGGAGTGTTTGGTGTGAAAAGTGATGCCACTCCTTCCGATGGTGGCATCTCATTTCAATACAATGGAAATCTTTTTAACAGTATAGCGTCCACAACATTTGTGCCGATCATCGGTGGAAAGATCGGAGTGTATGGTTCAACGTCAGCGGGGAGTGGCACGATTGCTATCTGTACAGTGACGCAACTCGGATACGTGCCACAGCCGTAATGCCCACCTTCGCCGTTAGCCTCGTCGTGGATACCTCGACTGTGGAGCGGGCACTCGCGCTCCTCGTCGATGCGGGCCAGGACGCCCCCACCTTCCCGGAGACGGCGAAGGTGGTGGGCGCCCTGGCGCGCGCGGGCCGTGCCATGTGGAGGGCCTATGCTGGCGGATCCGAGATGCCCAATGGCCAGAAAATCGGCTACGTGACCGGGGGGTATCAGCGATCCATCCAGATGGAGCAGGAGGACTCCTACCACGCGGAGGTCTTCTCCGACCATCCGGCGGCAGCCACGATCGAAGAGGGGTGCGGCCCCTACGACATGAAGCAGTACCTGGAGACCTCGGTGAAGGTCCGGGTGGGCAAGCGGGGGCAGCGGATCCTCATCATCCCGTTCCGGCACGGCATGGCCGGCACCCTGGCGCGGAACCGGCCCATGCCGAGGGCGATCTACGACGTGGCGAGCAAGCTGGCGCCCTCAAGGGTGATGGGGAGGCGGCGGGAGCCCATCCTTAAAAGCCAGCTCCCGGCCCGCCCCGGGACGGCGGCAGAGCGGTACCTCGCCACCCTGCCCAAGGGGGCCGCCCCCTACGTGGACCGCAATGTGTACCGGTGGGGGGGGCGCATGAGCGAGGCACTATTGCGGGTGACGGGGGCGAGCGAAGCCGAGGTGAGGCGCTACCGCGGCATGGTGCGCATGAACGGCGCGGGACACACCGCCTACCTTACCTTTCGTGCCATGAGCGACCTCTCCCCCGCCGGATCCTGGATCCGTCCGGCCCGCGAGGGGAAGCACCCGGCCGCGCAGGTTGCAGCCCACCTGCAAAAGGTGGGTCAGGAGCGACTGGAGGCGGCGTTCCGCGCCGACCTGCAAGCGATGGCATGAACGCCACCTGCGAGGTGGGTGACCCCATCACCGATACCCCCCTCGCAGACGACCTCACCCTCGCGCCAGAGCAGCGACTCCTGGTGGCGGTGATCCTCCAGGCGCTGCACGACTACGCGGCCGGCCCCTCGGGCTCTCCAACTCGCGAAGGGACGCGCCAGACCACCCACTACTACACGGCGCGCGCCTTCCTATTTGGGCCGCGCTCATCGCTCCCCACCCTCTGCCTCCACCTTCCATTTTGTCCGCGCGAGGTCCGACAAAGGGCTGAACCTATCGGGTCGAATGGATGGTAAACGCTGGTTTCGTAATGAGTTGGCTTGTGGAGATTTTAGGTTGCAATGATGGACATGGAGAGCTATCGTCTCTCCATGAACGTGCTTGAGCAGATCAGAGCGGCGGTGGCCACCCTCGCGGTCCAGTGTGATGGCGCCGCGAGTCGGGACGGCCACGGCTTCAACCGGATGGACGCCGCCTTTGGGCGGTCCTTGGCGCAGGCGCCATCCTGGTCGGATCGGCAGACCCGCGCGGCATGGATCATGCTCCGCAAATACCGCGGGCAGCTCTCCGAGGCGGGGATCGAT